GCTTCTAAATATCAATTATTATTTAACCAATGTACCCCGGCTGAATTATTGACCAAGATAAAACTTCCTTCAAATGATGTCCATCGTAGCCTTAAAAATTACAAAAAACATACTTATAATCAATATGTAATCTACGCAAAAGACAGAGATAAGCTACAAAAATATCTAAAAGAAAATGGTATAGGCACGAGTATCTATTATCCTTTGTGTCTACACCTGCAGGAATGCTTTAAACATCTTGGCTATAAGGAAGGGGACTTCCCAGTTGCAGAAAATGCCAGTAAACACGTGCTGGCTCTTCCGATGTATCCAGAGCTTACTAAGGAAGAGCAGGAATATATAGTAGATAAGATTAATGAATTTTATCAGTGAGGTAGATATGACAAGAAATGATTTTATAGTCAAAATATTAAGGATTATAACTATGTCATTGGATAACCGATGGAAACTTAAAGATATTATCCATGACATAGAAAGAGTAATAGAAACTTTTCGTATGATTCAAAAATAGGTTAGGAGACAAATGAATAAATTAAAATTAGCCATAATCGGCTGCGGTAGGATATCTAATAACCATCTGAAAGCTATATTAGATAATTATAAAAATATAGAGCTTGTAGCGGTATGCGATATTAGGAGAACTGAGGCCGGAAATAAAGCGGCTGAATATGTAATAGAAACTATAAAAAAGAATATATCGGGGGCAAAGGTTAAGATCTATACCGATTATAAAGAAATGCTCCAAAAAGAAGATATTGACGTTTGTTCTATATGCACCGAATCGGGTTATCATGCTGAAATAGCTCTCTATTGCCTTAACCATAATAAACATGTAATAGTAGAAAAACCGATGGCGATGTCTATTTCTGACGCTAACAAAATGATTAAAACAGCTAAAAAGAATAACCTAAAATTAGCAGTCTGTCACCAGAATAGATTCAATTCTACTATACAAAAGCTAAGGCAGGCGGTAGAAGAAGGCAGGTTTGGCAGAATATTTGCAGGGACTGCTCGAATCCTCTGGAATAGAGATAAAGCATATTATGATAAAGCGGACTGGCGGGGCACGTGGAAACTGGACGGCGGGTGCTTAATTAACCAATGCACTCATAATATCGACTTACTCCAATGGATGTTAAACAGCGAGATAGATTCTGTATATGGACAGACTGCAAACTATATGCACTCTTATATTCAAACGGAAGACTACGGGAGCATAATAATCAAATTTGCCAACGGTGCTATCGGGAACGTTGAAGGGACTGTAAACGTATATCCAAAAAATCTTGAGGAAACGCTAACTATATTAGGTGAAAAGGGGACTGCGGTAATTGGCGGGCTGGCACTCAACAAAATATTAGTTTGGGATTTTGCAGATGGGCTGGATTCGTTAGAACAGGTGCAAAAAGAATATAATTTAGATGTAGACAATATTTATGGAGATGGTCACGTTCCACTTTACCAAGATTTTATAGAGGCGGTTAGAGATGATAGAGAGCCGTTAATTAATGGAGAAGAAGGGGTAAAATCATTGAGCATAATCTTGATGGCTTATAAGTCGCAAAAGGATTCTAAAGCTATAAAATATAGTGGGGATTTAGATATAGATTCGAGAGATTTTGAGGGGGCGTTGAATGGAAGTAAATAAAATCTATTGTGGCGATTGTTTAAAATTAATGAAGAAAATACCTGATAACTATATTGACTTAACCGTAACATCTCCACCATACGACAATCTAAGAACTTATAAGGGTTACATTTTTGAGTTTAAGGGAATTGCAAAAGAATTATATCGAATAATTAAAAAAGGTGGAGTAGTTGTTTGGGTAGTCGGGGACGCTACAATTAACGGGAGTGAAACAGGAACATCATTTAGACAAGCGTTATATTTTAAAGAAATTGGTTTTAATTTACACGATACGATGATATATGCTAAAAATAATCCGATTATATTAACACATAATAGATATGAACAGCAATTTGAATATATGTTTATTTTTAGTAAAGGTAAACCTAAAACTTTTAATCCTATTAAAATATTGAATAAAACTGCGGGCAATAAAAAACAATGGAAAAGAACTACAGGATATTACAAATATGAAAATATGGCAAATAGGAGTAGGGATGAAATTACTATCGTAAAAAATGAAAAAAATAATTTTAATATTTGGTATTATAATATAGGTTGTAAAACGGGACACCCCGCCTCTTTTCCTGAAAAATTAGCACAAGACCATATAATTAGTTGGAGCAATAAAGGCGATATAGTTTTAGACCCGATGTGTGGAAGTGGCACAACCTGTAAAATGGCAAAGAAAAACGGAAGGAAATATATAGGAATAGATGTTAGTAAGGAATATTGCGAGATAGCTGAAAGAAGAATTAAGGCTATTCCAGAATCATTATTTTAAGGAGTAATTAAATGTATAATCCTTATATAAAAAGTAAATATATTGAACCTAATGTAACCATTGGCAATAACTGTCAGATTGGCTATAATGTAATAATCAAAAGCGGTACTATAATCGGTGATAATGTTAGAATAGACAATAACACGGTAATCGGTAAACAGCCTATGAGAGCAAGTATGAGCATTTTTAAAGAGGATTTAAATTTAAGTCCAACAGTTATAGGCAATAACTGCTTAATCGGGTCAAATACAGTAATCTATATCGGGGCTAATATTGCCAATAATGTTTTAGTTGCTGACTTGGCTTCTGTAAGAGAAAATACCTCAATCGGTGAATACACTATAATTGGTAGAGGGGTAACAGTAGAAAATTATGTAAAGATAGGTAAGCGGTGTAAATTAGAAAGCAATTGTTATATAACGGCTTTTTCAGAATTAGCTGATTATGTTTTTATTGCTCCTGGTGTAGTTACCAGTAATGATAATTATTTAGGTAGGACAGAAGAGCGATTTAAACATTTCAAGGGCATTACAGTTAAAAAGGGCGGTAGAATTGGAGCAGGGGCGGTAATACTTCCGGGGAAAGTTATCGGTGAAGACGCTTTAGTTGCGGCTGGGTCAATAGTTACGAGGGATGTGCCTGCTCGGAAAGTGGTTATGGGAGTGCCTGCAAGGGTTATAAAGGATATACCTGTGGAACAGTTGGTAGAGAATCAGAAGTTTTATATGGAATAGAAAGGAGATGAATGTATGGAAAATATTTTTATTGTAGATAGATTAATTGATGATAATTTAGAATTATTATTATCACCCTTCTATCGTGATAGTGTAGGTATGGAGGGGTTATATGAGAATACCCGATAAGGAGGGCTAAATGAAGAAAGTAAGTGTAATATGTTTGCCAAACCTCGATAATTTTATTGATAATATAATTACAGGGCTATCTAATGATTACATGGTAAGAAAATTTATCGTTAAAACTGAACAAGATATTCATAATGCAATAGACTATGGCGATGTGATTTGGTTAGAATGGGCGAATCAATCCGCTATTATCGGCACTAACTATAAAGGTATTAAAGGTAAAAAGGTAATTGTCCGGTTACACAGCTATGAAATCTTTTCTGATATGCCTAAACAAATTAACTGGGCGGTAGTGGATAGATTAATCTTTGTAGCTCCACACATTAGAGATATCTTGAATAAATTGAGTCCTGATATTGAAAAGAAAGTTAAAACAGAAGTCGTTTATAATGGGCTTAATTTAGACAAGATACCATTTAAGGAACGGCAAGCTGGGTTTAATATTGCATGGGTTGGTTATATTAACTACAAAAAGAATCCACCAATGGCATTGCAGGTAATCAAGAAATTAGTTGATATTGATAAACGATATATATTGCATGTGGCAGGTTCATTCCAGGACTTGCGGTATAAGGTTTATTTGGAATATATGATTAAAGAGATGGGGTTACAAGACAACGTGATATTTTACGGTTGGGTTGACGATATGGAGGGATTTTGGAAAGATAAGAATTACTTGCTTCACACGAGTATTCATGAAGGGCATTCGCTGGCTATCCTTGAGGCTATGGCCAGGGGAATTAAACCGATTTTACATAATTTTAGAGGTGCGAGGGAATTGTATCCCAGAGATGTTATTTTTAACACAGCTGAAGAAGCAGTTAAGGAAATAATTATTAAGGGTAGAAAGTGGAGATATTATATAAGCAGTGAATATAGAGACTGGGTAATTCGCAATGGCTGGACATTAGAGAATCAATTAAAGCAAATCAAAAAAGTTATCGAGGAAATCTCATGAACTCAAAACCAACTACAAATGAAGTCAAAACATACTACAATAATTTTCTTGATTATCTTAAACATGACCACGAGCACCCCAACCTTCGGCATAACAAAATAAAAAAAGATTTATCCGGTATAATTAAAAAAGGAATGCGGGTTTTGGATCTTGGTTGCGGGACGGGTATAACGACCCGCTATATTGCCAAACTCGGTGCAAAAGTTATCGGGGTTGACTTATCACCTAAATTAATTGAATTTGCTAAAGTAAATTCGACTCATGAAAACGCTGAATATATAGTAAGTGATATAACTAAAGTTGACCTCGACAAGAAGAAATCCGATGCAATATGCTTAATAGATGTGATGGAGCATATACCACGAGAAAAAATTCCAGACTTGATAAAGAATATAAAGAAACATTCTTTTGTAAATACAATAATCTATCTCAATATTCCCGATGCCAGACTGCAGAATTGGTTACGGAAGAATCGACCGGATAAATTGCAGATTATAGATGAGGCGTATTCTATAATGGAGATTTTAGGCTGGTTTAGCTCGATTGGTTTTGAGCCGATTAAGATTAAAATATATGGGGTTAACTTTCCATTACAATATACAAGCTATATTTTTGTAAAGGGAGATGTATTTTTTAATAGCTATAATAAATATTTGACGTATAAATAATTTTATGATATTATTTAAATAGTAAGTTTTGATAATTAAAATAATTTAGAGAGAGCTCCCAGAGAGCCAACTTGAAAATCTTAACCGGTTTTTAGGCTGGCTCTCTTTTTTTTGTTTATGGAAGGAATAAAAAATAATGTGGTGGAATTTTTTAAATAATTTAGACGAATTAATAATCTGGATAATTGCAATAATCTTTTTGGGGATTACTTCAATTATTGGGATAACTGCAATTATTAAATGGATTATAAAATTATTTTAGAAAGTGAGGATAGACTATGAAAACAGAAGAAGATTATGAAATTGAAGGAGCGGTAAACACTTTATTGAGAGCTGAAGAAATTAAAAAAGATAATAAACTGATGACTAAAATAATGAGGGCAATGAACAAGAAACAAAAGGATATATCAGGTATATTGAGGAACGCAGCTATAAAAGTATCCTCAAAAAAATAAAATATAAAGGAGATTAATTAAGATGGACTTAACAACTCAAATTAAAAAAGCACTGAAAAAAGCAGGGCTTGATGAGGCGTTAGCAGAAAAAATCAAGGTGACAGAAGAAAGTCAAATTGAAGCAGAAATTAAAAAGTTGAAAGAGATAAAGGAACTTACACCAGAACAGCTCGAAGCGGCAATTAAAGAGGCTGGGTTGGAAGAAAGTTTCAAAAAGTATTTACAGAGCGAGACAGACCGAAGAGTGTCACAGGCTATCACTACCCATGATTTAAAACTAGCAAAAGAAAAAGAAGAAGCAGTAATAAAAGCAAAAACAGAAGAAGAAAAAAAGAAAGAGCAGGCAAATATGAGCGATAGTGAAAAAAAGATAGCAAATATGGCTGAACAGATTGGTAGCTTGACCGAATTGGTAAAGACATTAGGTGAATCGACTGTCAAGACAAAAAGGGAAACTTTAGTAAAGACAGCTTTAAAAGAGGCTGGTTTAAGTGAAGGATTCTCAAAATATATTACAGTCGATAAAGATGAGGACATTAACGAAAGTGTCAAAAGTTTAAAGGACGAGGTTCTCGGACTTAAACAAGCCGAAATTGATAAAAAACTTAAAGATGGAGATACCCCTCCAAAGGGTGAGCCAGCAGGGTCACTCGCGGAAGAAGAAGCAAAATCTTTTGCCGTAGAAAGGAATGAGGGATCTAAAGGACAACCTTTTCAGGGATTCGACGAGAAAGAAATAGTAGAAGGCAAAGAAAGTAAAAGTAAATAATAAATCAAATGAGGTGAAATAAACATGAGTTTACAAATTAAAAGCGAATCAGGGACTGTGTATGACCCTGTATTTTTAAAAATATTAGAAGACATCCCTGGCGGGGTGACTGTAAAAACTGATAGATTCCCTACTACTCAAAAGGAGATTAAAAAAGGTGCATTGTTAAATGCTGACGCTACTACTGCGGGGCTATACAATGTAATCAAAACCGTAAGATTGACTGCAGACGGGGACTCTAATGTTACTATTTTAGCAGTTGAACCTTCTGACCATTTATTTTTAGTAGGTGAATATATCCAATTAAATGGAGGAACATCAGCCACATTGGTTGCAGTATTACCCGGAACTCTAACAATTGCATCAGCTCTCGCTCACGTGGATATCCCATCGGGAACAGTTCTTTTCGAGGCTGCTTCTGCTGTCGTAACTGGATCTGCAGCTCTATATGATACCGATGCCGTACTGCGGGATACTATAGAAGTGAGAAGAGATGGAGTAGCAACTTTATTGGATAATGTTTTCGCGGCTGCTGTCGTTAGAGGTGCTGTAGATGAATCTGAGCTGCCTTATTTCGTTACTGACCAGTCTAAAACTGATTTAACTGCCAGAATAAGATTTGCATAAATAAACAATAACTAAAATAAATAAATAATAAGAGGTGAATAAATAATGGAATATTCATTATTGTCAAAAGAATTAAATAAGAAAAATTTACAGTCTTATCTTAATGCCAGAGTATATGATAAATTATATTGGCCTTCCTTTTTTCCTCTCAAGTCAACGCCATACCTCACATACGAAACATTAATTGGCTCTAAAGGGAATAGAGTAGCTGCTGATATAGTTGCTTATGATGTGTCTGCACCACTCAAGACCAGAAAGACTGTAAGTAAATTAAGTGGAGAAATCCCTTCTATCAGAATGAAAAAGAAAATGACAGAAACGGATTTGAACACATATAACATATTGAAAGCAATGGCAAAACCAGAACAGAAAGCTCTCCTTGACCTCATTTTCGGAGATGTAGATGCCTCCGTAGAAGGGGTAAATGCCAGATTGGAATGGATGGTTTTCCAGGCATTATCGAAAGGGTTAATAACTCTCTCTAAAACTACTAATGCCGGTGGAGTAATCACTGAAGAAGATATAGATTTTGGACTCCCATCAGCGAGTAAACAGGTAGCTGCTGTTACCTGGACTACTGCAAATTATGCTAGTTCCACTCCTATTACTGATATTCAAACCGTTATGACTGCTGCTGGAGATCTCGGTCTAAAACCCAAATATATGTTAATGAATAAATCAAAATGGTTGGCCTTTAGAGTGTCCAGTCAGGTTTTAGATTTTGTTGCTCCTTATGCTATATATGGTGGAACACGAAAGAAAAGAGCTCCGAATCTTACAATAGCCAATGAAGCATTAGATAGTGAAGGTTTCCCAAAGATAATTATTATAGATACAAGAATAAGCTACGAAGATGTAAACCATGCAATAACATCTGTCGACCCCTGGTTAGATTCAGCTGGAGCAGATAAATTTGTAACATTCCTGGAAGATCTAAAATGTGGAGATATGTTACACGGTCCAATTGCCGAAGAAACCAATCCACCTAAACAAGTTATCCAAGCTAAAAAGGGACCGATACTGATATCCAAATGGTCTGATGTTGACCCTGTAGCCGAATATACAAAAGGCGAACTAAACGCATTCCCATCTTGGCCTACTATTGATAGGGTAATGTCTCTCGATACTGAAAGTACAACTACCTGGGACGCTTAAAAGGAGATTAGCTAAATGACTAATAAAGAAGCTCTACAATCATTAACAGAATATGAAAATGATAATTTATTGGAGAAACTTCTTTTAGATAGAGGCGTTGAAGCTGAGGGGACTTATACGGCAGCTAATGAAAAAGATATAGATTTAGCTGCCGCATCCCTTTATTTCGCTTTGGCTGCACATCCCAATTAAAAGAAGGGTCTTTTGCGGTTAAATATGGTGGACAAAAAGGCGGGACTCATCTCATTATGATGGCAAAGATGATTCTACAAAAATATGATATGGACGAAGCAACAGTAAATGGAGCAGCAATATGGTAAAAAGATATCCCCATACAGCCACTATAAATTATTATACTGATATCCCCATACAGCCACTATAAATTATTATACTGCTGGAACTTATAACACAATTGGAGAATATACCCCCGGCACTTTGGTAACAATAGGAATAGCTTGTAATATACAACCGAACTCGACTAAATATATTATAGGTGAATCCGGGGATATGATTGGATATAGTTACAATATTTTTTCTCAAATATTTGATGGAATTGATGATATACCCGCTGACGCAAAACTGACTTTTTTTGACAAAGAACATATAATATTAAATTTGTTTCCATATCAAAAACACGTAGAGGTTAAATGCTGATGGGGTTAATTCCTGGATTTACACAAGCTAATATAAACAAACGAATAACAAATTGGGTAGTAAGTATTGAACAAAGGATTATCTGGACATTGGCTATGGTAGGCGAACAGTTTGTTAACGATGCCAGAAATACGCAAACCTATCAAGACCAGACCGGAAACCTGCGAAGCTCAATTGGCTATATCATTGCAAAAGACGGAGTAATTATTCAAGAAAATGTAGAAGGCAAAGCAGAAGGTAGAGCTCAGGCGAAAGAGGTGGCAAGAGAAGTATTAAGAGAAAATAATAAAGGATTTGTATTAATCGGAGTTGCAGGGATGGAATACGCTGCGGCAGTTGAAAGTAAAGGATATGATGTAATTACAGGTAGTATACCGGCAGCGAAGGCATTGTTAAAGAAAAAAATAAAGGAATATAGACTATGATTACAACTATAGACATAAATGATATACTATATCCCATAATCAATGTAGCTTCTGTAAAGGCAACTATTGACGGCGGGGTATACAGGAATAAAAAACCTTTAAACTCCGAATTAAGAGACATCGTTATAATTCCTTTGTCTAACTATGTTGGTGAAGAAGTAATGAACGAAGCAACATTTATGGTTAATTGTTTTTGCAAAAATTTTACTAATGGAACTCCG